CGTTGGCCCCTTCACCCGCTTAATATGGCGGCCAGTGAGCCAGGCGGCGGACGCCTACCGCAATGCGCGAAACGACTATATCGAGCGGTTCCGCGCTTTGTTTACGGGCATTGAAGGATCGTTGCGCACGGGCCGGCAGATTGAAGCGCCCGAGCTTGGCTACACCTTTATCGGCGGCAAGGCCGAGTTGTTGCATGCAATCCTGCACACCGGGAACGAAAGCAACAAGCGCAAGCTTTTGCTTGGCATGGGCTGGGGCAGGCTCATGCCAGACGGCGAAACAGTGGACGATAGCCGGTGGCGGTCATTCATGGATCGGATGCACCGTGAAGGCGTCATTACGCAAGCTGACTATGACTTCGCCCAAAGCGTTTGGGATTTGCTCGAAGAGATCAAGCCCCTGGCGCAAAAAGCGCATCGCGCCGTGTTCGGACGGTTTTTCAGTGAGATCACGGCGCAGACGGTCAGCACGCCCTTTGGCGATTACCGGGGCGGTTATGTGCCTGCGATCTATGACCCGATGCGATCGCAGGATGCCGCGCAGCGGAGGCAGCAGGAAGACATAATCGAAAGCAACGACAGCCAAATGTTCCCAGCCCCGGCCAGCGGGTTTACAAAATCGCGTGCGGATTATTCCGCGCCGATGCTGCTTGATCTTAAGCTTCTGACGACGCACATCGACAAGGTTTTGATGTTCTCCTACCTCGCCGCACCCGTGCGTGGCGTGCTGCGGATCTTGAAACAAAAGGAGTTCTCAAACGCGCTCGCGGCCTACGACCCCACGGCGCAAACCGATATGCTTGAGCCGTGGTTACAGCGGTCGGCCCGTCAGATTGTTGAACCCCCGACTACTGGTTGGGGCGGCAAAATGATTGACGCTGGCTTTAGGTACATTCGTCGAAACTCGGGCATGGGCCTGATGATGGCCAACTTGGTCAACGTCTTGCAGCAGGTCACGGGCTTTTCGCTGGCGGCGGTGATGGTCAAGCCGCATCGCTTGGCGAGCGCCCTTGTGCGCTACACGCTGAACCCGATGGGTACAACGGATGCCGTGCGCGCAGCCAGCGCCATGATGCGGGAGCGCGGCGATAACCAAGCGGCGGCATTGTTCGGCGAAGTGACGGCTATCATCGACCCAAACAATAAGATCAAACAGCTTCATAACTGGTTTGCCCGACATGCGTATTTTATGCAGGTCGGTTTACAGAACGTTATGGACGTGATCGTTTGGCAGGGTGCCTACAGCCAAGCCATCGCGGAAGGAGAAACGCACGCGGAAGCCGTCGCGCGGGGCGATAGCGCGGTGAGATTGACGCAGACCTCAAGCCTGCCTGAAGACATTGCGCGTGCTGAAGGCGGCAATGCTGGCCTTCGGGTTTTCACCCACATGTACAACTACTTCAACATGTGGGGAAACACGCTCTCGACAGAATATCAGATTGCCGTTCGAGACATGGGCTTGCGTAAAGGCGCAGGGCGCTTGGTCTTCTTGTATATTGCTGGCTTTGCAATTCCTGCTCTTATTGGTCAGCTCATAGCCGATGTTATGCGCGGGCAGCTACCTGAAGACGATGAAGACGATGGTTACTTGGACGAGTGGCTTCAGTATTTCTTTGGCGTGCAAGCAAAAACTGCTTTGGCCTTTGCGCCGATTGTTGGGCAGGTAGGCGTTGCAACGATGAATGTGTTTAACGAAAAGCCCTATGATGACCGCATTGGCGGGGCTCCATCCATTTCAATTGTTGAAAGCGCCGTTCGTGCGCCCAACAGCGTTTATAAGGCCATCGCGGAAGAGGGTGATAAAAGCCGCGCGGCAAAAGATTTTTTGACCCTTTTAACCCTTGCGACAAACATTCCGTTCACTGTGTTGTCTCGCCCTATTGGCTACGCCATTGACGTAGCGGAAGGCGATGTTGAGCCAACAGACGAATTAGACTATGCACGGGGGCTCGTGACGGGCTCGGCTTCTGAGGCTAGTAAACAATGACGATCAGCACCGAGATCCGCAGAGCAGGCCCCTACGCAGGCAATGGCACCACGACTGCTTTCGCCTTCGCCTTCAAGGTTTTCTCCACTTCGCAAGTGCGGGTGACCCGCGCGGTCGTGGCCACTGGCGTTGAGACCACACTGGCCTTGACAACGGACTATACCGTCGCCCTCAACAGCAACCAGGACACCAACCCCGGCGGCACGGTGACGCTCTTGGTCGCGCCGACAGCGGCGCAGTCGGTGACGATCACGTCGAATGTGGCCAATCTCCAGCCGACTGCGCTGGCCAATCTGGGCGGTTTCTACCCCGACGTGATCAACGACAGCCTAGATCGCGCTACGATCCAAATCCAACAGCTCGACGAGCGCTTAGACCGGGCTTTGGTTATCCCCGTGTCTTCGACGGCCAGTACGCAGCTTCCGACCCCGCAGAGCGGCGCGTTGCTAGGGTGGAACGGCGGGGCGACGGAGATCGTCAACTACAATGCGACGACGATCGTCGGCTCAACGGCCTATCGCTACATCCACCGGGTTGTGGCCACAGCGGGCCAGACGGCCTTCACCCTTCCGATCCCGTATGTGCTGAACGCCTCGGCGATTGAGGTATATGTCAACGGCTTGCGCCTGGAGCAGGGCGCGGGGTTGGATTGGGTCGAGACCAACACGACGACAGTCACCTTCAACAGCGGCTTGGCCTCGGGCGATCTGGTCACGTTCGTGGTGAATGTCCTGGCGACTGTCGTTCCCATTGCCGCCTTCCCTGCGGCCAGCGTCTCGGCGTTTGGCGCGTCGTTGGTTGACGACGCAGACGCTGCGGCGGCCAGGGCGACCCTAGGGCTTGGATCGCTGGCCGTGATCAATAGCCCGCTGCCGATCGCCAATGGCGGGACAGGCGCGACGACGGCGGGTGCGGCGCTCACGGCCTTGGGCGGTCAGCCGATCGACGCCACGCTGACGGCCTTGGCCGGGCTGGCTACTGGCGCAGACAAACTAGCCTATAGCACGGGCACGGACACTTTCAGCCAGGCTGATCTGACAAGCTTCGCGCGCACGCTGCTTGACGATGCTAATGCGGCGACGGCTCGCGCGACGCTTGGGTTAGGCACGAGCGACAGCCCGACTTTTGCAGGCCTGACAATCGCGGACGCTGGCAATATCGTTTTGGCGACGGGCACGGGCACAAAAATCGGCACGGCGACTGGGCAAAAGCTGGGCTTTTACAACGCCACGCCAGTCGTGCAACAGGCCGGAACGGGTGAAACAACGGGCGCAACGGGTGGCAGTGGGACAACAGTCCACACCAACGCAACCTTTACCGGCAATGTCGGAAGCGCGGCGTACACGATCAGCGATGTGGTAAAGGCACTGAAAAACCTGGGGCTGCTTGCGTCATGACTATTGAGCAAATCCTTGCGGGCTGGGAGAATGTCCGTGTGCGGGAATATGCGGGGCTTGTCGCTATTGCCGGCAGCTATCAGGGCGTCGAGCATAGTGGCGCTTGGTCAGACGGGCTTGCGCTGGCAGTGGAGCTAGACCGGATCGCCAAGGGCGGGGCCTTTGTGCCGCCGCCAATGGGTGAGCCTGTTCCTTCCTTTAAGCCTTCCCCCGAGCCGGAGGCCGATCCGGAACCAGAACTTGAACCGGAGGCCGTGACAGATGAGGCTGTGACCGATGAGGCTCCGACTGCGGACGATGAACCGATTGTTCAGGCGGTGGCTCTCTCGTTTGAGGAGATTTCACGCGGCGGTATCATGCTTGTGGAGGACGAGCTTGTGATCAGGCGCGGTCTTGCCTGGGCGTCTGTGAGCGATCACGCTGACGCGCTGGTGGCCGCGATCATTGATCCCAATCGGCGGACTGAATTGATCGCTCAGGTCGCTATGGCCGCTAACAAACGCCAGCTAGGCCTGCAGCTTGACGAAGCCGACATCGAGGCCGAGAGCCGCTTTGTCGCGCTCCAGGCGCGCGAAGATGAGATCCGCCGGTTCGAGCGCCAAATGCGCGAGGCCGTGCGTTTTGCCAGTGTGGACATGTTACGCGACTTTGATGCGGAGGGCGCAGGATGGCCGACCTAGAGCCCGGAGTGAGCCCGCGCGCGCGAGAGTGGGCGGCTGGCATACCCGCCTTCGAGGCGCGGGTGGCGGCCTGGTGGGCGCGCTGGCGGCCTTACGCACTTTGGATCGCAGGAGGCGGCGCTTTGACGTACGCGGTCCTTTCACAGCTTTTTGTCTGGGCGGCTGTCGTGGCCGCCTTGTTTGCTTTGGGCTGGATCCAGAATGATCCGCGCGTGCAGCGCTGGGCGCGACACCTCTTGACTAATCTGCGCCTGCGTCTGACCCCGTCTAGCCAGATCTATATCCAGTGGCCGACGCCGCCGGCAGACTACGATCATGAGGTGGCGCGCGCGGAGTTTGCGCGGGTCATGACCCAGCTTCACGCCCTTCCCCGCGACGTCGAGGGCGACGGCAGGATTGAGCGGCGCAAATGGCTTTACGCTGCGACTGAGCAGGCCGACGGGCTCATTATTCGTGGTGACGATCCTTTCCTTGCGATACGAACACGACCCCAGAGCGCGGCCTCAGCCCCCGTGCAGGGGTTCGTGGGGGTGGCGGCGGCTGGGGGAGCGGTGACACACTGGCGGGCGCTGGTGATGGTCGCCCTCGGAGCCGCCGCCGCCCTGCTCTATGCGCGGGGCGAGGTGCTTGAGACGCAACGCGATCAGGCCAACAGCGATCGAGCGCTGGCGGAAGAGACCGCGCTTATGTGGCAGGGTCGCGCCACGCGATCAGAAACGGATCTGGCCGCATGGCAAGAGCGCTACAGCGACGACCTGACAGCGCTGGTTGAGGAAAGCCGACAAAGCCGAGACCTAATGGAACGATCGATGCGGCGCGCAAGCCGCGCCACACAGCGGAGGGCTGAACGTGATGCGGTTATTGCTACCCCTGGCCCTGTCGATCTGGGCGACAGCCTGCGCGACCTCGCAGCCCCTGCCAGCGCCGACGCCCCCGTGCCCATCGTGCCCGGCCCCGCGCCCAGCGGTGATTCCGCCGGCTGAGTGCACGGTCAGCCGGGAGGCACCGCCTGTGTTTGTGCTGCGTGAGTTGCCCCCAGCGTCTGACCAGGCGCGCCATGCGCTCGAGGCTGCCCGGCAGGCGATCGACTATGCCGACGGCGTGCGTGTGTACGCGGTCGATCTCCATGACGCATGGCAGCGGTGCGCGGATTGGGCGCGGCAGGTGCAAGATGAGCGGTGAGTTTCTTACCTCGCGCGATATGTGGGCGATCCAGCGCGAACTGGGGATCGCGCAAGCGCGCGATGAGGCTTTAGCCAAAGAGCTGGCTGAGATCCGCACAAGCCTCTCGAGGCTGTCTACAGAAATTGGCGCGCACGAGGGGCGCATGATCGCGCAGATGGGCTCGCTAAGAGCCGAGCTGATCACAGAGACAGATCGCGCGGCGCACAAAATGCATTCGGAGCTGCGCGACCTTAGCGCGAAAGTGGACGAACAGGGTCGCCAGAGCAGTCGCCTGCTGTTGATCGTGGCGGCGATTGCGGGTGCGGCTCTAGGGCTGGAGGGCTTGAGCAAGCTGGGTTTATTGTAAGTGAGGGCTGAGCATGATTGACAAGTTGAAAGCGAAATGGGCGGCCATGCGACCGCCAAAACCGGAGCGCGTCTCTGATCCCCCGGGCGTGATCCCCGAGAGCCTGGTCAAGAGCGCTGAGCTTGCAAGCTGGATGGCGTTCGCTGCGCTGGTCTATTTCCTCTGGCTCTACACGCTGGATATTGCCAAGGACCGCGCCGCCGCGTTGCAGCTGGAAAACGTCGGTCCCTTCATGGGCTTGGGGCTTGACTTTTGGTTTCCGTACATTGTCGGTTTTGGCATTGTGGCAATCGGCATACCTTACGTTGCCAAAATCGCCATCCCCGTGTTTATGAGCCTGTCCTGGCGCGGCCAGGCTTGGCCCAAAGCATGGGCGCTGGTGATCGCTCTGTCTGTGTCGCTGGTCATTATTGCCGGCACGTTCGCGGTGCAAGGCGATGCTTTAATGGAACGCGATCGGGGCAGCGCTGTCGCCGTCGAGGAAGTGCAACAGAACCGCGCGGCGCTAGAAGCGCGCATTGCCGCCCGCACGGCTGACCTAGATCGCCTCACGGCCCCGGCGGACGACACGCCAAACATGCAGCAAATGGCCGCTCGCGCCGGCGAGACGGCATGGGCCGAGCGTGTTGCCGTAGCCCAGGCGCAGGGCTCATCGCAAGCGCTGTCCATCGAACGCGCCCTGTCTGACGCCCGCGCCGCTGATCGGATCCGGGCGGACATTGAGGCGCTGCGCGTGGAGCTGGCCACGGCCCCGACCGAGGCTGCCGTAAGCGCGACCGTCAGTGCCGGCAGCGGCGCCGTCATCGGCGACCTGATGAGCTGGGTCGAAACCTATCGCGCGATCCTGCTGAGCCTTGTCATGGACATCGTGTGCCTGATGATGCCGTGGATCGCGCTGCGCTTGCGCCAGGCGCGCGATCAACAGCTGGCTGGCCTGGAAGCGCCTGCCGTGGAGCCCGCGCCGATCGCTGACGAAGGTCACATGCTCCCCGATTTGCGCGGCCAGGATGCGCCAGAGCCTGAGGTGGACGCGTACTTTGAAGACCTTGCAGCCAAACGGTCAGAGGCTGCGCGCAAGGGCTGGAACAAACGCAAGATGCGCGTGCAGACGCGCGAGGGTGGCGCGTTTGAGACGGCTGGCGTCGTCGAGGAACGCTCGCAGCAGAGCCCGTCTGACGAGCGTGTCGTGCGGGCGCCTGAGGTTGCCCCTGCCCCGATGCCGGAACCCAGCGTTGAGGGGCCCGAGCTTGTGCCCGAGCTAACCGAGGAGGAGGAATTGCTCGCCCTCTATGGCGAAGACGCAGTGCTGTTGCCTGACGGCGAGGGCGTGATGGTCGATGATACCGCCGCCATGGACAAGGCACAAAAAAACGCCCCCACGGAAAACCGTGAGGGCGTTTGATTGTAGGCTTTGGCTTACTGGGCCTTGGCTTTTTGCCACCGGATGGCGGCGAGAGCCGATGCAGCGGATGGAGCCGACTGCGCTGGTGAGTGGTTGGTTTTGCCAGTGACGGCCCAGAGGCCGGCAACCTTTAGCAGCTCGATCAGAACCACGATGAGCTTGAGGGCTAGAGGCGGGGTGCTAGGCGGGGGAGCCTCAACGATCGGGAGCGTGGTGAGGCGCTGTTGCGCCGCCGCACGCTGCGGCTCGAGGCGGGCCAGCTCTGCGTTGCGAGCCTCTTGATAGGCACGCAGCCGAGTGGCCGGGACGTTGGCCGGGAGTTCCGGGACCGCAGCGATTGCCGCTTCGATCCGAACCACCTCGGCCTGCGCCTCTGCCCGCGCTGCTTGCGCAGCCAGATAGGGCGCCGCCCGTTCCGCCTCGATCATGGTCAGTGCCCTGTAGCCAGAGTAGGCATTGAAGACGCTGACCCCGACGAGGAGTACCCCCGCCACTGTCACCCGCGCCCAGGCCTTGCGGCTGACTGCGGCTTCGATGGCGAGCGCTAGAGTGATGCCAAGCACTTCGCTTGCCAGCACTAGCGTAACCAGCACAATAGCAACGAGACCCGCTGCGCTTGTGCCCCACCCCCAAGCATTGAGCAGACCGGAGGCTGCTGCGATGGCCCAGATGGCGACCCCGGCAGCAGCGACGCTGGCGGGGGTTTTCGACGAATGCGACATGGCCTTAAGCTCCAATTATGCTGTGTCGATGACGCTAATATAGCCCCGGGCTACTTGTTTGTCAACCCCCCTTGCCAAACGCAAAAGCACTGGGCTACAAACACGCTATGGCAAGACCTGAAGCGGCGGCTAAACGCAAAGAGAGCGGCGGGCGGCAAATCAGCGCCAGCCTCACAGCGGACGAAATCGCGTTGCTCGACAAAGCGCGCGAGACGCTTGGAGTCGAGACCAACAAAGAGGCCTTGCTTACGGGGCTGCGCTTGATCCTCAATCGCGGGCGCATGACCCGCGCCGAACTCCTGGCCGAGATTGATCGGCGGTTACGCTAATTAATCCGTGCGCAGAACATCCGCATGCTGTTAATGTTTCGGTACCCCAAGGGGCACAAGCATCAATGCGCATTCGCGGCATGGCGGTTTCGGATTAGGTTGGGGCGCAGAGTAAGAAAGGTTAGTGCGTGCCAGCCATCACACCGCCAACACCAGCACGACAAACAGGGCACCCAGGGCCGCGCTGAGCAGCACGCTGGCGCACAAGGCAAGGAGGAAGCGCGGGCGGCTCATGCGTCTGGCTCCAGATCGGTGCGGTCAGGTGATGGCGGCGGCAAGCGCGCCCCGGATCGTAAACCGCATACCAGTCGCAGTGTACTCCCAGGTCACCATTGCGCCGTCTTGATCAGCGCCTTCGACGTCGATGACCAGCGCCGCGCGGGAGGCGCTAGCAAGGCGCAGCCTCTCCACCTCAGCCTCCAGCTCGATCACCCGAGCTGCTTCTTGTTCCAGCTCGATCACGCGAGCGGAAAGGGTGGCGTATAGCGCGATTAAGGTTTCGATGGCCTCACTTTTTTCGCGACTAGTCCGGCCCCTGTTGTCCAGGGGCAGGGACACCGTGGCCAGCAGCTTTTCCAGCCGCGCGGGGGTGAGGTCGGGGGCGGTCATCACATCACCGCCCACAGCACGGCCACCCAGCCGCTCATGCTCAGCGCGATCAGCGCGACCCACACCGCCAAACGCAGGGGCCAGGGATAGGGTTCGTCGTCGTCGTGGGGGAGGGTCATGGCGTGTTTTCCTCGCAAGCGGCCTTGCGCTCGACGTACTCCACACCGCGCCCGCCGCAGCACGGGCAGCGCGTCACGCCGCCGCCAATGCCGTGCGTTTTGCCGGCGCCGTCGCAGCGGAGGCAGATGACTGGTTCAAGGCCATTGTCGTCGTGGTGGGGGCTCATGCCTCATCCCCCGCATCGCCACTGACGTGCGCCAAGCGACGCAGGCTTTTGGCCAGAGCATCTACGTCGGTCATCAGTATGTCCAGCTGCGCCCGGATCTCCTGCGCGCTCTCGGCCAGATACTCGTCACTGTAGTCGCAGATATCGTCCACCGAGATCACGGACAGACACGCCGCCGCATGCACAGCACGCAGCTGCGTTGCCATTGCCTCATAAGCACTGGCCGCGCGACTAGCGCGCCGCTCGATACACCAGCCCAGACCTGGCCCTTCCTCGGCAATCAGCCGGTGCAAACCTTCAACGTCCATTTTTCTTTCCTCCCTTTTTTTGCACTGACGGACGCAACACCGGCTTCGCCAGCGGCGCGCCATTGATCGTCGCGCTGTTCAAGCCTTCTGGGCTCGCTGATATTTTCACCAGATAACCGCGCTCAGCCCAATAGGCCTGGATTTTTTTTGCGAGACGTTCGTTTTTCGTCATGTCTCAGCCCTCCTTCTTTTTCTTTGTCTCATAAGGTGAGCGCGAAAGCAACCACTCCTGCATCTTTTTTTGTGCATCCGCCAAGCCGTGGCCAATGATCACTGCGTGGCCAACGCTTTCAAGGTACGCGTGCCAATCCGCCTGCACGGCTGACACCACGCCGCCATTGGCGCGCTTCATCTCAATCCACAAATTCCAAGCCGGCACACACAAATCAGGCACGCCAGGGCTGACGCCCTCGACCTTTAGCCTGGCTCCTGCACTTTGCGACCGCGCTTCCCCGTTAGGAATCGCAAAGATCCGAACGGGGCTATAGGTCTGGCGAAACCAGCTCACAAACTCGCGTTGCTCGACGTGTTCAGAGCGAGCGGATCGGCTCCCAGCTCCTGCTGATGACGCGGAAGAACCGGTCTTCTTTGCGGTAGGTGATTGACGTTGGCGCGGGCGACGAGGAAAGCGCTTCATACAATTCTCCGTCTTTATAAACGTGCAGTTTCAACGCCCCCAAAATATTTTGAAGCCGATGCCACGCCCTATACGACGCCCCCCCGCCATGCCAAACAGTGAAGTATTCTGTGATTATCTCAGCATAAGGATCTTTCGGATAGTATCGAACCCGGAGCATATCGGTCCCGTTGTTGTGTATATCCCAGCGCCAAGCTTTAATTGGCGTTCCTTGCTCGCCAAGCTCATCGCTCATGATCGGAGCAACCTTAAGCTCCATCTGTGGCGGCTTTGGCGGTGGAAATTCGTAGCCGCAATTGGGGCAATAACGCACAGCTGTGTAGCAAAGCTCATGACATTCAGGGCAGGCTTTAACCGGAGCCTCGCCGCCTTCTGTTTTTTTCGGCTTCTTTACGAGAGGATCGTCAAAGAAGCCGTGCGTGTGCGTCAGCCCCGCAAAATCCAGCACCAGACAATCATTGATGTCTTCCTTCAGCCGCGTCCCGCGCCCGAGCATTTGCACATACAGGGACGTCGATAGGGTAGGGCGACAAGCGGCAATGCAATCCACATTCGGAGCATCGAAGCCGGTGGTCAAAACATTGGCGTTTGTCAGCGCGCGGATTTTTCCAGCCTTAAAGTCAGCAATGATTTTCGCTCGCTTATCGGATGGAGTTATGCCGACAATCGTTTCTGTCGTTACTCCCAGCGCCTGCAGCGCATCGCGCATGGCAAAGGCGTGGGCAACGGAAACGCAAAATACCAAAATGCTTTTGCGTTGTTCGGCCTTGTCATAAATTTCTTCAGCGACTGACCGATTAAGATCGGCCTTGTTCACTGCCGCCTCGAGATCGGCCTCGACAAATTCGCCGCCGCGCTTCTTGACTTCGCTCAGGTCAAACCTGGTCGCAGTGGCCAGTGATCTAAGCGGCGCCAGATAGCCTTGCTTGACAAGATCCAAGACCTCGATCGGCTCGAGCAAATCGGTAAATATGGCGGGTGCGTCTGTGATGTAGCCGTGGCCCAGCCGATAGGGCGTAGCGGTTAGGCCGATCACTTTTAGTTGGGGGTTGATTGCCGTCAGTTGATCAATCAGGCGCCGGTAGTTTCCCTCCGCCGCATGATTGATCCGATGGGCCTCGTCAATCAGCACGATATCCACCCAACCAAGCAAGTCAGCCTTTTTGGCGACGCTTTGAATGCCGGCAAACGTAATTGCCTCGCCCGCATTCCGTTGGCGCAGGCCAGCAGAGTAGATCCCAAGCGGCGCGTCCGGCCAGTGTTGGCGCATCTTGGATGCGTTCTGTTCGATCAGCTCCTTGACATGCGTCAGCATTAGGATGCGCTGGTCGCTGTAAGTGGACACAACCAGCTTACAGAACTCAGCGATGATGTGGCTCTTGCCCGCGCCGGTCGGCAAAACCAGGCACGGGTTGCCCGTGTGCTGTTCGAAATACTCAAACAGCATGTCAAGGGCGCGCTGTTGATAATCGCGCAGCATTGCCACCTCCCACAGTTAAAAAGGCGTCCAATGATCGTTGACAAGCTTGCGTGACGACACGCCCCCGGCCCCGTTCAGCACGACTTCTCCCTCAATCCGATAGGCGCCAGTGATCCCGTCCGGGCTTTCGGCCTGGTTCCACAGCACAAGATTAGGGTGCAGCACATGGCTGTCGCAGCCCTCAATTTGCGCCTCATAGGGAATCTCAGCGTCGTACACCGCGCAATGGCTTGTGCCGTCCGGGCGAGCTGTAAAGTGAGCACAAGTGCGGCAATGGACTTCGCTCGTCATGCTAATGCTGTGGCAAAAAAAATTGCCTGGGCACATTTTGCAAACGTAGTACGCCGCACTGGCCTTATACATAGGATCGGGCAGGCGGTCGCTTGCGGTAATGTGCTTGGCCCGCTGCACGGCTTCCTCTGCAACCAGCCGATCATAGCGCACGCGCTCTGAGTATAGCCGATCGTCGTCCTTGCAGACCGCCAGATACAAAGCCCTGTCAATGCCCGTCGCGTGCATATAGACCTGCATCTGGACGTAGTGCGTCGGCTTGGCCTTCTCGACGCCCTCTTTCAACAAGCCCGCAAAAGACCGTGCGTTGTGCGTCTTGAATTCAGCGACGTGCGGCTTCTCTGGCGCCTCAGGTACGCCCAGAACGATCGCGTCGATCGTGCCAGCCACATGGCCGCCAAGAGACACCGCCACCTGCGTGTCCACGATCGTCAACCCGGCCAGCTCCAGATCGGCCAACATGACCTCTTCTTCGCGTTGGCCCCGTCGAAACAGGCGCAAAAGCCGCCCTTCGTGGTTGTCTTCCACGGCCCACCGAAAGCTCAGCCACAACCAACGATCGCACTCATGCCCCAACATGGATGCTCCAAGATGCGGGCGAGGCTTGCGCCCCGCCCTGTCTTGGTTTCGCACAGCATTGTCGATCAGGGTGACAACGGTGTGCTGGGGATCCGCCAAGGCGCTCACTTCTTGGCCTGCCATGGCGGGGTCGGACGGCTCAGGGCGGCTTGCGTGGCCGCGCCAGGCGCGGCGGGGGTTTCGCCGACCGAGGCAGGAACGCCGGCAGACAAAGCCTTCCAAGCTCTAATCTCATTGCTATCGGCGTACTGGCCGTCGCCCTTGCGGATATCAACCTTGATCTCACAGACCCCGCCGACCAGCTGATCAGTGTCTGAAATCTTGGTCAGCCCGATTGCCCGCATCAGCTCGCCCAGCTGCTGGCGGCCAATCTGCTCCGCCTTGGCCGAGGGGTTGGAGTGGTTGATGTTGCCGTACACCACGCGACCCTGATGGCTGGGGCCGGTAATGTCGTAGCGCACCGCGATATACTCACCAGTGCCGGCCTTCGTCGTTTTGCCCACGGCCTCGACAATGCGCGCCTGATACCAGCCAGGCGGCAGGGGATCATACTGGCCGCCGCCGACAGGCAGATCGTCCAGGGTGAAAGTTTGATGCAGCTTCATTGTTAGTCCTCCTTTGTGATGGTGAACGATGGCCGGCCTGGGGTAATGGTAATGGCCGGGAGCAGGGGCTTGGTGATTTTGCCGTCAGCCGATCGCCACTGGCGCATGTCCACTTCAGGCTTCCACCGAAACAGCGTGCTTAAGTGATCGCTTAGCCCGTGGGCTTCGGCCAGGGTTTGCAGGTGATCGCTGTCAATCTTCCAATTGTCGCGCTCGACAATGCGTATTTTGTAGCCTTTGGCCTCGCGCAGGTTGGCCTTGATCATCTGATCTTCGACGGCCCGCCGCTGCGCAATGGCCCGCGCCTCGGCTTCTTTGGCTTCAATCCATTGTTGGGGAAGCGGGGTCATGATTGCACCTTGCGAATGATATGCCCCAGATCAGCAGGTTCCCACGCCTCAAGTTTGCCGCTGCGGTCCTTGGCCTGCCAAAGGCCGTCTCCGTCGCACTGCAGCGCCCGTTGCACTGCGCCGTCAGGGTCTTTCTCGACGCGCAAAGCCAGCACTTCGTCGAAAAAGTAAGGCAGGCTTTGGCCGGTTTTGTTGCCGGGCATGCTGGGCGAGTAGAGTAGCCGGCCTTGTTCGTCGGCCTGCTTCTCGAG